GAACGTATCATAGTTTAGGTTTTACATCAATCAGGCTTTGAGGGCCACGAAATGCTAGTGGGAAATCCAGATTGTTGAGGAACATTCAAAAGATCAGTGCGATATTGCGTCCATTCCGCTTGCTTTTCAGAAGTCAATTCAGCCCATCTAAGATTGTTAGAGGCAATGGGATCAACCTCAGAAACAAGCTTACTGTCTCTCTCCATCCTTGCACGACTTGAAAGAACACTTAACTTCCTGTCTGCATTTTCGATCCATGCACCATCAACGTAATCGTAATATTCTTCTGGCCTTTGCGTTACTTCAATAGCGCCCTCTGGCCTTGGGTGTTCCTCAAGGAACTTTTCGCTTGGCTCAGATATTTCTACGAAATAAGAGTTATCGCTTGGAACAAAAAAAGATTTCATTTTTTTACCTCAATTCAGCCCATATAAGGTTTGAACTTCCTGCAAGATAATACCATCCTCCTACTGGAACTATAATGCTAGTAAATGCTGCATAATAATTAGCCGTACCACTTCCCCCAACTAATATAGACCCAGTGGTTCCGCTTGGGGTGCTTGATTGACTATTCCAAACATAAGCAGTTCCCGCGAGCCCATTAGCTCCACCAACATTAACCATGATCGGTTTATCTGTTGTGTTTCTATAGTGAACATTGGTTGATCTTCCAGAGCCACTTCCAAAATCTGACCAAGTTTGTCCAACCCCAATAGGCGAGTATGGGCTTAAATAAACTTGCTCAAGGCTTGAGGTTTGGATTTGATAATTAGCTTCTGCATCACCCCCGTCACCACCAAATTTGCTAAATCTTGCGCTGGCTCCACCCGCTCCACCTGAGCCAAGAGTAATTGTAAGATAAACTTCTGTGTAGCCAGTAAGATCTACAAAGTCAGATGCGTGAACGCCAGCGCTACCCCCAGCGCCACCAACCGTTGAGTTTGTAAATGTATCTGGCCGTCTGCCTCCCGCGCCGCCGCCGCCCGATCCTTTTGACCCATCGTAACCATCGCCAAAGCTGGCATTTGCCGCCGCGCCGCCAAAAGCAAAAGCACTATCTTCGCCAGCGCTTCCGTACCATGACGCAGCGGCAGTTGCCCCCGCACCGCCCGCCGCAGTTACGCTTATGATTGTTGCAGATGAAGCCCCTAAATAACGCCCAGTTAAAACGTAAGAGGTGCTGGTTCCATTACTGCCGTTAGCACCATATTCTGCGCCTTTACCGCCGCCGCCGCCGCCTACTGCCTCTATCGAAATGCCCGTAACTGGCAGTAATGTATTTGAGGGAAGCTTCCCGTTGCTATCACTTATTGCTACGTTAGAAATATTTGATGTAACAGTAACGGCTGTCTGCAAGGACCCCGTTCCTGACATAATGGTTGGGTTAATTAATTTGGTTTGATTAATATCAAATAAAATTCCATGCTCGTTAGCACTTCCTGCATTTGCTCCCGTTGCAAGTGCAAAATCACTTGATCCCGCTGGGTTGCCAATCCATAAACCATCTGAGGTATCTGAATAAGATGTTTTCCCAACCTGCCATCCACCACCATCAAGATAATTAATATTTTGACCTATAGTGAGCTGTCGCGCAGTAATTTCTAACGCTGACTGGTATTTGACTACCGCTTCCTCTGCAATAACAAGAGGCGAGAAAATAGCGGGATTTTCAAAGGTTCCAGAATTGTCAGTCCAATCTTGATCATCATAAACCCACTTTCTGGCGCTGAACTGAGTAGGGGCACGACCCTCTGCGTATTCTGTATCGGCGCTGTTTACGAACCTTGCCCAAACTACCGCATCATCTGGGATGTCGCTCATCTGAGAAAGCATAGGATTTGCAGCCAAGAAAGCGGTATTCAAGGCGGCTTGAACTGTAGAGGTGTTATCCCTTGGGTCAATATTGTTTACAATAATATCAGAGCCATTCAGCGTAACTATAAGCCCGCTTTGACCCGCTGGCCCCTGTGGTCCTTGCACATCAGCCGCAACCGTTCCATTTCCTACCGCGCTAAAACCAGAGATATTACCTGAAAAATCCTTTGCTTTGAGCTTATAGTAGTGCGTTGTGTTCTGCGTAAGCCCGCCATGAACAAGGCTAGTACCCGCAGATGTTCCAATCAAAGAATACGTGCCGCCGCTTGAGGTGCTGTGATGAACCTCCATAGAAGCAAAATCAGACGGGAAGCTGTATCCTTGCCATGAAACTTCTAACTGCTTTACTCCCGCCGTTACCGTTGGGGCGCTTGGGGTTGAGGGTGCGGTTGTATCAGTTACCGCCGTTGCATTTATTGTTGCGTATGATCCAGAATTTTCCCTTACTGTAACTGCTCGAACTCTAAAGTTATAAGTAGTTCCAGCCGTAAGTGGCTCTATCTCAATAGCATTATTTGGAGCAATCGTTGAAGAGTAATTTGATAAACTACTTGGCTTCCATTCTACCTCATAATGCCTGAGAATTGGACTGCTTACAGCATTCCAAGAAAGGATAATCCTAGACATACTTGTGCCATCAGTTTGAAGGCTTGAAGCTAATGTAGTCGCTAATCCAGTAATCGCTAAGTTAGATGTAGGATCTCCTAAGTTAGTATTATTCTGGGTTATCTGTTGATATTCATCAGAGCTAACTGACCATTGATAGGCTGTAGCTGATGTTTCTTGGAGGGTCATGTTTACTACTGGAGCAGAACCATCCATTCCTGACATCTTCCAAGATATTACACGGAATGTTTTTCTAGCCCATCCATATCTATCAAGAGTTACCTCAACAGTATCCCCTATCTGAACCCCAAAAGCTTTTTCTAAAGAAAAATCAGCGCTGAATGTTATCTGCTCACGGCTAACAAACAGAACTTGCTTAGCCAATCTTTGAGCAGTCGCGCTATTCGTTGTAAGAGGCAACTCAAGATCAAGAATAGAAACTTCATCGTTATCCTCAGAAAGATCTGGGATTTGCTGTTGAGGATAATCTGTAGCGATAAATCGACCATCTGTAGAGCCATCAATAAATGTACCTCGAACAGTGTTCGTTGTATCGCGTCTCGAAAGCCGCGTTGCTATACTTATGTCACTTCTAAAGTCATCATACCCAAAAGCATTAGCATTACTTACAGAAGCATCTGGTGTTTTATATGCACCAGCCAAAAGCCGCCACTTCCCTTGACCCCAGAATAGCGTTCCATTCAATGTTGTCATTAAGGTATTTAAATTTCCGCTTGGTGTAGCCCCTGTGTCAAGAACTCCACCAATTTTAAACGCATTATTTTGAACCCCTACAACGCCAGTTGACGCACAATCCGCAATAGCAGTTGCTATCATATCATCGTCAATATCTGACTGATCCGCATCCAAACCAAGATTGCTTGTAAGATAATCTCTTATGGCAAGCGCTGGCTCGTCAGAATATTGCCATGTAGAGGGGTTATTAGTTCTATGGCTGCTAACCCCTAGGGAATTGTCATAAGCGCTACTGGTGCTGTCTTTTCTGGGGTCATAGACCTTCTTGCCTTGTATCTTTGCAGTTACAAGAGGCATACCATTTGGGAAGGTGTCTCTATCATATTCCAGCCTTACATAAAGACAGGCAATTCCCTGACCTTTAAAATTGCTGTTTATTTGAGTAGGCTTGTAGGTCAGAGAATTTAAAGTAGAATATACGCTCTGATTTGATGCCCCAGTAAATTTTTTAATATAAACCTTGCTGTTCCATTTTGAGGTTGTAACAGTCCCATCTGATCCAGAAAATGAAACGACCTCATCATCAAGATATATATCTCCAATGCTATTTACTTCATGTCCAGCAAGAGTAATGATCGTATGAAGATACTTATCATTATTGGTTAGCTCCATATATGTTTTTGTACCGCCCTTGCGGGTTTCGCCATATATGATTTCAAAATTTGCGACAGGATCAATATTATTACTAAGACCACTGCCCCCACCCATCCTTGGCATCTTTGGTCGGCCCATCCCAAGAGCATTTCCAAAAACACTTGAAAGCCCATAGAGTGCGATCCCTCCAACAACCGCATAGGTTATTGTTGCATATCCAGCACCTAAAATAAGGGTTCCCGTTGTAATAGCCATCAGAAAAGCCTCTTAGAAAATACGTTCTCAATATGGTTATACCCTAATCTTGTCAGCAATACATCAAAGGGTTTGTGAATTTTTGTATTAACAAACAGCAATGAAACACCATCTTGCTTCAAATACTTCTCAGCAGTCTTAAGCAAATGCCATCCCGCAAGACCTTTTCTGTAATCTGGATGCAGATATATTACGTCATTGGAAGCAAAGATATGATCCTTATAGTGAAGGGATTTCGCTGTAGTAGTTACGAAATATCCTACAAGCCTTTCATTCTCTCTGGCTGTAAATATTTGAAGTTGACCAGCTTTTTCAGCTTCCTCATATTGATCCCAATCGGGGTTTAGACGAATAGCATCTTTATTTAACGCGATTTCTTGCCAGTGTGATTTAAGAAGATCTTGGATCTCCAGATATACAGAAGCAAGAAACTCTTGCTGGTATTTCATCGCTGTGCGGCCTCTTGCTCTTTTTTAGTTATACCTTCGCCCCAATTAAGTTTCTTATCTTGAAGATCTTGAACGAATGAAAAAAACGTATCTCCAGAATATAGGCTTTGTTGGATTTCCTCAGTATATCGGAAAGGTCGCATTCTATCCAAATCTACCAATTTGCTCTCTACCTTAACCTCAATAGTTGAGCTTTCCCCACTATCCTTAATATTTAATTGATCCATATAACCAGAGAATATTTCTGTAAGATTGCTATTCCCCTGCACTCCAAAATAAACTTTGCACAACCTTCCATGATATTCAT